ATTATCTTCATCATGACCCTGCTGGATTAATTTTAACTTCGATTCAAGATTTAACTAATGACATTATTTCATTAGTTATTCAGACTATTGAGCATGGTATATCACAGACTTTCGCTGACCCTAATGTTCTGAACTTTGATGAATATCGTCAGCAGGAAGTTAATCCAGGTTCAATATTCCCTGTTAAGAGTAGAAGTGGTAAGGCACTAGGTGAGTCATTCTTTGAACTAAAGACAGCAACTTTATCTGGAGAGATATTACCATTTCTTAATCGGTTACAGGAGTTAGGTCAGTTAGTATCTGGTGCTCTTCCATCACTATTCGGTGGTATGCAGTCTGCTGGTAGTAGGACCGCGTCAGAATATTCAATGTCTCGTGCTCAGGCACTACAGAGATTACAGACTCCTTGGAAGATGTTAACTGTGTGGTGGAAAGAAATTTTTGGTAAGGTTATTCCCGCTTACATGAAGTGTATTGAAGAAGATGAGCGTATTGTAGAGAGAGATAGTACTGGTAGCTATGTTAATTCTTTTATTAAGAAGGCTGACTTAGAAGGTAAAATTGGTGATATTGAATTAGAAGCCTCAGAACAGTTACCAATTACATGGGCGCAGAAGAGTGAAATTGGAATGAAGCTCTTTGAGTCTAATAATCCACTTATTGTGCAAGCTTTAACATCACCTGAGAATATTAATCTGTTTAAGAGCATCATTGGTCTACCTGAATTTAAGATTCCGAATGAAGAGTTTGTGCAGAAACAGCATGAAGAGATTCAGATACTTCTCAATTCTGCACCTTATCCTACTCCTGATGGACAGGAATTACCGTCAGTAGAAGTAGACCCAATGATAGATAACCATTTAGTCGAGGCTGATATTTGCCGTAGATGGTTAGTTAGTGAAGTTGGTAGACAGGTGCGGGGCGATAATCCAGAGGGATATAAGAACGTATTATTACATTTACAAGCTCACATGCAATTTGCTATGCCACAAGAGGCGCAAGGTGCTCCGCCAACTGAGGAAGAGGCACCACAACAAGGAGTAGAAAATGGCTGAAGAACTTGAATTAGTTGAACCTACTGGTGATGTTACTAAGGATGATATTCTTGAGGCTCTTGAGACGGAGGAAGAAGAACCTGTTAAGGAGAAAGAAGTAGTAAAAGAAAAAGAAGAAGAAGAAAAGAAAGATGAAGAAGAGCCTGAGATAGAGATTGACGAAAATGAAGATGAAGAAGAGCCAGATGAGAAGAAGCAAGAAGAATTAGAGTTAGTAGTTCCACCGCGTCGTAAAGAGATATTAACTAAATATCCTAAGCTCTTTAAAGATTTTCCATATCTTGAAAGGGCTATGTATAAAGAGAAGCAGTATACTGAAATTCTTCCTACTATCGAAGATGCTAAGGTTGCTGCACAGAAAGCTACGACTCTTGATAAGTTTGAGGCTGATTTATCACAAGGTAAGATAGTTCCTATTCTCAAGGCTATTAAAGAGACTGATGAAGAGTCTTTCAAGCATGTAGTTGATAACTACTTATTTGTTTTAGAAGAAGTCGATGAGAAAGCATACAATCACGTTCTTGGTAATGTGATTAAGAATACCGTCATTACGATGGTAGACGAGGCTAAGCGTTCTAATAATAAAGAACTGATGGAGAGTGCAGCTCTTCTTAACCAGTTCATATTTGGAACTAGTGAATTTACTCCTCCTAAGAAGTTAGCAACTACTAAAGAACCAGACTCCGCTGATGCGCGACTGAAGAAAGAACGAGAGGCATTTGTTAAGGAGCGGTTTGATACTTCTAAGAATGATCTAGATACTAAGGTACAGAATACTCTTAAGTCTACTGTGGATGCACATATTGACCCTAATGGTGTAATGAGTGACTATGTTAAGCGCACCGCTATTCGTGATGCACTTGAATCTCTCGATACTGAGATTGGTAGTGATACGAGGTTTAGTGCAATAATGGATGGATTGTGGAAGAAAGCATTTGAAACTAATTTTAATAAGATTGCTCTGGACAAAATTCGTGCAGCCTACTTGTCCAAGGCTAAGACATTGTTACCCAATATTATTAAGAAGTCTCGTACTGAAGCCCTAAAGGGTATGGGGCGCACATCTCCTAGCATAGAGAAGAAAGGTCATCTTCCTGTTGGTAAAACGTCAGGTTCAAAAAAGATTGTTGAACCGAAAGAGATTCCTAAGAAAATGTCAACTTTGGACTACTTAATGAGTGAGGATTAGATAATGGCTGTTGTTGAATCTGATGTTGCCGCAACTGAATTAGAGCGTGTCCTCCCTAAGTTACAGACTTTGTTTGAGAGGGATGATAAGTTCTATGCTAATGTTAAGAAGCGTCCTGTCGAAAAGATTAGTTACCGTCAGATGAGAATTCCACTTGAGATGCGTCCAGGTGGTTCATTCCAGTATTTTGATGCTGATGGTGGTGATCTTGGCCGTGGTGGTGGACCGCAGACTGATAAGGCTGTGTTACAGGCGGTATTCGTTAGTGAGAATATCGAATATACTAAGCTGACTCAGTGGTCTACTGATGATGCACGTAAGGCTATTGTTAATGCTGTTCGTAGACTTACTGCAACTGCGTTAGATGAATTACGTCGTCAGTTAGATGCACAGTTACAGCAGCCTGGTAATGGTGTTATTGGGACTGTTACTACTGTTGCTACTGCTGCTGGTGTTGATACCTACACTTTAACTACTGATGGTTTTGGTGCTAGGTTAATGCGTCGTGGTCAGACTGTGCAGTTGTTTGATACCACTCTCGCAACGTTAAGGGGTAGTGGTGTTATCACGCTGTGTGATGTTGAGAATAAGACTATTGGAGTTACGCCTGCTATTGCTGGCGCAGTTGCAACTGACTTATTAGTTACTGCTGGTATCGCTACCCCTACAGCTCTTCCTGCGATTTATGGTGTGCCATACCATCATTCCAATGCTAGCACAGGTTCATGGTTAGGTATGTCTCGTGTGACTAATCCTGAGATTCGTGCTAACAGGGTTAATGGTGGTGCTGCTGCTCTTACTCTTCCATTACCACGTCTTGCGATGAACAAGATTGGTAATAGGTTAGGAATTGATAATAACTTCTCGCCTACTGCATGGATGCATCCTTGTCAGCAGCAGGCATATGAGGAGATTGGTCAGTTAGTTTCCATTATTCAGAAACAGGCTAAAGAAGAGTCTCTGAATATGTATTTTGGCAATAACATGCAGATGGCTGGGGCCTCAGTTAAGCCACATTTTAGCTGGGACAGAACCAGAATCGATTTTATTGTTGACGAAGTGTGGGGACGTGGTGAAATTTTGCCATTAGGATTCTACACTACTGATGGTCGGAAGATTTTCGAGCTGCGTGGTCCTTCTGGTGGAGTTATGACGTCGGACATTTTCTATATGGTGAACGGTGTGCAGTTCTTTGTGAATAATCCTGCTGGCTGTTCATATATAGATAATCTTGCGGTTCCCGCTGGTTACTAATAGGAGATGATGATGGCGAGTGATTTGCTTTTTCAGAATTTTAGCACTGTTCAGAGTAATAAGCAGCCGTTACCTGTTACTGTAACTGCGGCTGCTACAATAGCCCCAACTACCTTTATTACTAAGGTTACTGGTAATACGGCTATTGCCACTATCACTCCCCCTGTAGCAGGAACACATATGCTTTGTATTGTTCCAGGCACGACTACAGGTTTTACTACGGGTGGTAACGTTTCAGGAGGAACGACTACTGTTGCTAGTAGAGCGTATCTTCTTGTTTATGAACCCATCGCCGCAACTTACTATATAGTGAGTTCGACTACCAGCTAGAGATTAAAATGAAAGTAATAATAGGTGTTCCCACAGGAGAATATGCTCGTAGGGCGGATTTCTACGACTATTTTAATACACTGGTTAAACCAGAAGGAACGCTATTAATGCTTTCTCATGGACAATCTCCAGCTACTAACAGAAATTTGGTAATTCAAGCAGCTTTAGATAATGACTGCACACATGTTTTCTTCTTAGATGATGACATGGTATTTGGTCCTGATGTTTTAACACGTCTATTGGACCATGACAAAGATGTAGTTACTGGACTATATCTAATGAGGAATTATCCACACTATCCAGTCTTATTTGATGAAGCTTATGAAAATGGCAGATGTAGATTCATGCTTCTGAAAGATAGGACTGGATTAGTTGAAGTAGTTAGTTGTGGATTTGGAGCTGTTTTAATTAAGACTGAGGTATTTAAAAAGCAAGAGAAGCCTTGGGTCACACTAGGAGAAATAGAAAAGGATAGCTGGTGTGATGATGTTTCGTTTTTCAATAGAGTGAGAGCTACAGGTTTTAAGATTTATTGTGATTTAGATGTTCAGCTTGGTCATATGATAAATCTTAACATGTGGCCTCTTAAGGTTGAGGGTGGATGGAATACTAAGTATGCAACTATGAGTGGTCAGACTTTTCAATTTCCACAAATGGAAGAGTATCCCTCTGTCACATAATGTGATGGCTCAAGAAGGAGCTAGAGATGAGTATTGACAATATTTGGTATAAACTCCGCGCGCTAAATGACAACGGTATTCTCGATTCACTTCTTTTACTTGGAGGTAAATTAATTTGGGTAGATTATTTAAATGGTGATGATGCTAACTACGGCACGAAAGATGCTCCAATTAAGACCTTAGATGGAAGTAGTGGTGCATTAGCTCGTGTTACAGCAGGTAAAAATGATATTGTAGTGCTTAAGAATTCCGGTGGAACTCTTGCTCAATCTGTTGTGAGATTAAGTGCAGCTTTTGATTGGAATAAAGCCTGTACGCATATTATTGCGCAGACTCCTGTTGGTTCTCCATGGTCGCCTAGAGCTAGTATTCGTCCAAATCTTTCTGATACAGCATTTGCTAATTTCTTTACTGTCTCCGCTCGTGGTTGTTTATTCCATAACATTGGATGGGTTACAGAATTTACAGCCGGTGTCGCAGCTTCTATTCCATTAACAGTTTCGGCTCCTTACAATAGATTCTCCCGTTGTCAAATTGCAGGGATGATTGATGCTACTTCTGCTGCTAGTGCTACCAGCCGTTGTGTTAAGCTAACTGCTGGTGAAAATTTGTTTGAAAATTGTGTGATTGGTGTTGATACAATTGCACGTTCTGTCGCAAATGCCTCTGTTGAGTTTGCTAGTGGTGCGGCACGTAACCACTTCAAGAATTGTATTTTCCCAATCTATGCAACTGCAACTTCACCTTTGTTAGTTAAGGTAGCAGCTGCGGCTGGTGCTGATAGATTCCAGCTATTTGAAGATTGCATTGTTACTAACTTTGGTGCTTCTTCTTTGAAACTCTGTACATTAGCTGCGAATATTGGTGGAAAAATCATTTTCACTAATCCTAAGTTAATGGGAACCTTTGGTGGATTTGGAACTGATGCTACTTCTATTGCTCAGATTTTGATTGATGGTGTGGCATCTGGCACCACTGTAACTGGTATTGGTTATGCTCCGAATGCGTAATTGGTAAAGAAATGTTACTAATTGAATCTATCGAATTGATTAATGGCCAGTTAGAACGTCACTTTGGTAGTGACATTACGGGTAGACCATACTTTCGCATAGTCTGGTCAGAAGATCAATTCGAGAAAAGATTAACAGAATTCACTGACGCTGGAGTTGCTCTATTAACACCAGAGGTACGAGAGCTACCTAAATATCGTCAGTGGATTCACGCTAAGTATATTCTTGAAGGATTAACTATAGTTCCAGAACCTAGTCT